CGTATTAGTTTTGTACCTGATAAGGGTTTCAAAACTCGCGTTGTAGCGATCGGTGATGGATTTTCCGCCGCCGCGTTACAACCAGTCCACGACTACTTAATGGCTGTATTAAAGGAGATGCCCACAAGTTCTGCTTTTAAACAGGACAAAGCGTGAGCAACCCTCATCTATCGTACCACCCACGGATTATTCTGTGGGAGTTCTGATGCCACAGCTTTTACAGACCGGTTTCCAATCGGTCCGCAGGCTGCGGTTCTTGAGAGTCTAACTGATGCGAAGTTGGCTATACATTGATTAAATGTAATCCAGCGACAATTCAAAGTCTCCGGTCCAAGTGACAATATAGTTACATATTGCGTCGGTCAGCCTATAGGCTTCCTTTCGTCGTGGCCATTGGCCACGATCACCCACCACGCACTCGTAGAGTACGCTGCAGAACGGGTTCTTACAGAACGAGCTTTAAAAAGCTTTAAACGTTCCGGCTACTTTGTACTAGGTGATGACGTAGTCATCTTCAACCAGTCAGTGTACAACGAATACATGACCTTATGTATCGAGTTGGGACTCGACCTAAATAGTAACAAGAGCACTGTCTCCACACACTGTTGCGAATTCGCTAAACAGCTGTTTTGACGAGGTTATCGGGTATCGGCAATTACGCCTTTATCCCTTCTAAAAGTATCATATGATCCTTCTAGCGTGATTAACTTATTACAAAAGTTAACGCACCTCGGATATAGCTCCATCCCAGCAGTTAATTTGTTGGATCTATTTCCAAAGAAATATTGAAAACAGTTAATGCCATTTCTCTCTAATCACGAGACTTTCGGTTTCGGTGAGAAACTGATCGACTGGAGTGAAGCCCCAATGGGGTTATCACCTAGCCAGTACGGTTGGGTCTGGACACAAGAACAGTTCGCAGAGGCTCTCGCCTATGCCTCTTTGCTTATAATTGAGCGAGAGGTTAAGAAGCTGCAGTACTCCGATAAGAGTAAGGCAGGCTTAGTGACCAACAAATTGTGGCATAATATCCAAAAGCTGCAACTTGCTGACACGAAGGTCGAGCCGGCGTACACCCGTGCATTCTATGATACACTGCAGAATTTCGGCAAGGAATTATCCAAGCTTCGGTTCGGTGAAACTTTGCATTACGAATATGCGCAGTTCATCAAGCATGCCAAGTCGTTAGACCCTAACATACATGTTGGGAAAGAACGGCGTACAGCGGTCAACGAATTAAAAATTCTGATTGAGGCTATAAACCAACTGCGTAACCCTGACAAAAGTCTAGAGGTTTCAAAGTTCGATAGTTTCGAAATTAAAATGTTTCAAAACATGATAGACGCCATTGCAGGCTCTCGGCCTTGGGCTTAAACCCAAGGAGTGGATGTTCACGGTTCCTCTTTAGAGGTTGCCGTAGGAC